GAGGGATTCCCCGATGTTCAGAAAGCATACAATCCAATCACATCAATCGCATTATATGATTACGCAACAGAAAAATATTACACTTATTGTTTTGACCCACACAAAAGAATTGAAAGTTACGAGAAAGGTGAAGAAGTTGTAGAGTTTTATGAAACTGAATATGAGATGTTAACTAAATTTTTCCAGAAGTATTTAGAAATCAGACCTACAATATTAAGTGGTTGGAACTCGGAGTTCTTTGATATTCCTTATTTATATAATAGAGCAGTTAGGGTCTTGGGTCCAGAAATAGCAAATCTATTATCACCAATATCAAAAGTTATTTATTCAGAATACAAAAAGAAACACACAATAGCTGGTGTTTCATCATTAGATTATTTACAATTATACAGACAATTCACATTTACTCAACAATCAAGTTATCGTTTAGATTACATTGGTGAAGTTGAAGTCGGAATGAAAAAGGTTTCCTATGAGGGAACACTCAATGATTTATATGACAATGACTTACAGACATTTATAGATTACAATATCCGAGATGTAAAAATCTTGGTTGAGTTAGATAAGAAGTTGAACTTTATAGATATTGCAAGAGGTATTGCTCACCTTGGACACATACCTTATGAAGATATCAATATGTCAAGTCGTTGGTTAGAGGGAGCAATTTTAGTTTATTTGAAAAAGATTGGAGTGGTTGCACCTAACAAACCAGGAAGACCAAAGAAGTTTAATAGTGATGAAAAGTTTGCAGGAGCATATGTTCAAGAACCACAATCAGGAAAACACGATTGGGTTTATGACTTGGACATTACATCAATGTATCCAAGTGTGATTCGTTCACTAAATGTATCACCAGAAACAAAGATTGGTAAAGTTGAGGGTTGGAACGAGGAACAATTCTTAAAGTCAACAAACAACAAAACATATTCGGTTATGAATAAACAAGGTAGAGAAATTGGTAAGATGACCGAAACAGAATTACAAGACTATTTTGACAAATCAAAAGTATCAATCGCATCTAACGGAGTAATGTATAGAACAGACAAACAAGGTTTGATTCCGGCATTGTTAGAGAAATGGTTCAACGAACGAGTAGAGATGAGAAAACTTGTGAAGAAGTATAATGAACAAGGTGATACAGAAAAAGAACAATACTTTGATAGAAGACAACACATTCAGAAGATTGTATTGAACTCGTTGTATGGTGTATTGGGATTACCAGTATTTAGATTTTATGATTTGGATAATGCAGAAGCAACAACATTAACAGGTCAATCATTAATTAAGTTTAGTAAAAAGATAACCAATCATTTCTACAACAAAGAATTAGATACCAATGAAGACTATGTTATTTATATTGATACAGACTCTATTTTCGCATCGGCAGTTCCATTGATTGAAAAGAGATTCCCAAATCAAGAGTTATCAGAAACAATGATGACACAGAGAATTATGGAAGTTTGTGAAGAAGTTCAAGATTATTTGAATAAAAGTTATGATTATTTTGCTAAGAAGTTTTGTAATATAGATGACCACGTGTTTGATATTAAACAAGAGGTAATTGCAAAGACCGGTTTATTCATTACGAAGAAACGATATGGATTACGAATCATTAATGACGCTGGTAGAAAAGTAAACAAAACGCATGTAAAGGGATTGGATACCATTAGAAGTAATTTCGCAGTCGCTATGAAAGAATTACTATCAAATGTATTGGATGACATACTGGCAAATGTTCCAAAGGAAAAGATTGATGAACGAGTATCATTGTTTAAAAGAAATATGCATAATTTATCGTATGATGTTATGGCAAATCCAATCGGTGTAAAAGGTATTGGTAAGTATGAAGTGAAAGATGAGGAATCACCATTCAGTAAATATAAGAAAGGTGCACCAGTTCACGTCAAGGCAGCAATCAATTACAATTCATTGATTGAACATTGGTATGAGGGTAAGAAATATGAAAAGATATCCAACGGAACAAAGATTAAATGGGTGTATTTGAAAGAGAATACATTTGGATTTGACGCAATCGCATTCAAAGGACACGAAGACCCACGAGAAATATTAGAATTAATTAAAAACCACATAGACCACAAAAAAATGTATGAACAGGCGATGTCAAAGAAACTCGGTATGTTTTATAAAGCAATGCATTGGGGTGGAGTAGAAGACAAAACAACATCTATGAATAGGTTCTTTTAAAAATAAATTTGATTTTCACAAAACAATATTATATTTATATATAAACCAAATAGGAGTTACAATGAACAAAAATCAATTAACTAATTTCATTAACAAATACACATTAGGTGGGGAAATTCAATCTACCAAATGGGTTTCTAAAGGTGATAGTTTAACAACAAGATTCATTTCTGGTGATAAATCAGTAGTGGGTAGAGTTGTTTTAAGTAAGTTTAACCACTTAGAACCTTGTGAATTAGGTGTTTATAGCACCGGACAATTATCTTCACTACTATCAGTATTGGGTGATGATGTCGATATAAGTTTATTACGAGCAGGTGATAAGTTTATTTCTATGGAATTAGAAGATTCAAAAAGAAAAACAAAATCTAAATATATGTTGAGTGATTTGTCAGTTATACCGACACCACCAGAACTTAAGAATCTACCAGATTCATTTGAGTTAGGTATCAAGGTAGACGCACATTTCATCAATACATTTATTAGTGGTAAAGGAGCCTTGTCAGACGCAGAAACCTTTACGATATTAACAGAAAATGATGAAACACAGATTGTTATTGGATATGCAAGTATCGCATCTAATCGTGTTACGATTCCAGTTGAAACTACAAAGTTCAAACTAATGGAACCAATATCATTTAACGCTAATATGTTCGCATCAATCTTAAATGCAAATAAAGATTGTGAAAGTGCAACATTAGAAGTTAGTTCACAAGGGTTATCAAGAATTAAATTCTCAATCGACAATTACGATTCAGAATATTTCTTAGTATCAACACAAGCAGTTAACTAATGGAAACTCTAAAACATAGCTTATGGGTTGAGAAATATCGCCCTAGTGAGTTAGAGAATTATATCGGTAATGACCATTTAAAATCAAAGGTGTCGGTATATCTTGAATCAGGAGATATACCACATCTATTATTATTCGGTAGAGCAGGAACAGGTAAAACAACACTTGCTAAACTATTAATTAATAACATTGATTGTGATTACCTTTATATAAACGCATCAGATGAGAATAGTGTAGATGTAGTTCGTGAGAAAGTCAAGAACTTCGCATCAACATTAGGTTTCAAAGATATGAAAGTGATTATCTTGGACGAGTGTGATTACATTACACCAAACGCTCAAGCAGCACTTCGTAATCTTATGGAAACTTTCTCAAAGAATTGTCGTTTTATCCTAACTTGTAATTATGTAGAGAGAATAATTGACCCGATACAAAGTCGTTGTCAATCATTTCAAATTGTCCCACCAGACAGAAAACAAGTCGCACAACATTTGGCAAACATATTGACAAATGAAAGTGTAGAGTATGATATTAAAGATATCGCAACCATAGTAAATGGTGGTTATCCAGATATCAGAAGAGTAATCAATGGTGCTCAAAGACAAGTCGTAGATTCCAAATTAACAATTGACGAAAATACTATTGTTCAAAATGATTATAAAAATCAAGTGTTGGATATATTGAAAACACAAGACAAAAAGAATTCATTTAAAAACATTAGACAATTGTTAGCAGATTCAAAAGTAACGGACTTTTCTGATTTATTCAGATTGATGTTTGATACCGTAGATGATTGGGGAGCAGGACATATCGCTGAGTGTATATTGATTTTGAGTAAATACCAACAATCAGACGCAGTAGTAGTTGATAAAGAAATCAACATTATGGCTATGTTTGTTGAATTAATAGGGAGTATTAAATGAGTAATCCAAATGGACCGGTGCCACCAAAAGCACCACCACAAATTGACTTAACAGATTCAGATACAATCCAATGTGAAGATTGTGGAAACGCAGCATTTACACCGGCCTTCTTTTTAAAGAAAATATCGGCATTAGTATCACCAACAGGTAAGGAATCAATTGTTCCAATACAAGTTTTTACTTGTGGTAGTTGTGGAAAAGTTCCACAAAATATGTTAGAGTCGGCAGGTTTAGCAAAACCAGGAGTATAATGAACTGGATAAATAAACTTTGGAGACCACAAACAGGTAAAGAAATTGGACTCACAAAGGAAGATACTTTTTTTACCAAAAAGGTATTGGAGTATGTTCATAAGTATTATTACGATAACATACAGATTCGTGAGAAAGCAGATAACATTGAATACTTGGGTGAAAGACCATTATGGTTAAGTCAAACCACAAGTAGAGAAGTTGACCCGAAGTATAATGATATAAATGCACCACTACAAATCCATACTTTCGGAGATAGTTGGACTTATGGTTGGGATATTGAACAAGAAAGAACTTTCACACACTTACTCGGAGATGAACACACTTCAGTATGGAATCACGGAGCAGGTAAAACTGGACTGGACTATGCAGCAAAAAAGATAGCGGAAGTTTATCAAAAGTATAAACATTATGAAAATGATAACTTTTTATATGTAATTACAATTCCACACGCATTTAGAAGAATGCACTTTGACGAACAAAATATTGGTCGTAGAAGTTGGGCAAAGGAAAATGCAGTAAAAGAAACTGAATACAATCACTACCTATACTTTCTACATCATTACGAACTCTTAAATAGTTTAGTTGGAAGAGATAAGATTATCTGGGGAACTTGGGATGCTGAAATACCACACGACAAAATGGATATATTTTTTGAAATACACGACTTTATAGGACCAACTCATCATCCAGGTCCAATCGGTCATAGAAAATATGCAGAAAAGATAAAGAATATTCTTAGAAAAAATGGTTGGTATGGACAAGAAAGTTAAATATAATGTAGACAAGTTCTACTATGAGAATCATAGAGTAAGTAAGAACGGAACTGAAACAGGACTGAACATCTACGAAAAAAATAATGGTAGATTAGAGGGTGGAAGACAACACGACCCAATCTACAATGATGAAAACGTCAGAAGGCAAATCTATACTTTTGGTTGTAGTTGGACTTATGGTTGGGACATAAAGCAAGAAGAAACCTTTACTCATTTATTAGGTGATGAAAACACATCAGTTCATAATTACGGAGCAGGTGGAACAGGTTTGGATTTCGCAGTCAAGACTCTATCAGAAGTTTATATACCAGAATCAAGACGACAAATATTTATTATTACGGTTCCACATTATTTTAGAAGAACTTGGTTTGACGACGACGGAGTTGTTATGAAACCTTGGCAAGTAAAAGAAAAAGTAAATATCAATGAGTATAACAATTATTCTAATTTTCTACATAACTATGAATTACTAAATAGATTTATAGGTTGTGATAAAATTATATGGGGAACTTGGGACGGGGATTTACCAGAAGAATTTTTTGATGTATTTTTTGAAAGAGTAGATTATACATCAGACGGACTACACCCCGGACCAAAAGCACACAAACAATATGCAGAGAAAATAAAAGATGTATTACAAGATAGATTTAAGTAATTACGAACCACGAGAGGTTCAAAATTATCAAGAGGTTACAAACTATAATGATATTAATTCAGAACAGATACAAGTAATATCAGAAGAGTTAGCTGAATTTAAAGATTCATTTGGAAAAGATTGGCAAGAGTGGAATTTAAAAGACCTACGAAGTAGATTAAAAGACAATTGGACATTTTATTTAGTTGAGGGTGGTTGGGCATTTATAGATTGGAATAGAAAATACCCTATGTTATGCCAGAAATATGTGTTTCCAAATCATAGAGGAACAGGTTTAAATTTAGATTTAATATGGATTCGTTGTAATGAAATCAAAAAACAGGGATACAATTACGCAATGATGTTTATAGATGATTGGAACGAGCCAGCAAAATCAGTATTAAAAGAAAAAATATTCACTAAAATGGACTAAATTGATATTTATATATAGGAAAAAATTATGTCAGTACAAACAACAATAGAAAATTATTTAAATTACATCACAGGAAGTGGTGGTGGTTGGCCAACAAATACCAATATTGGTATTTTCGCTGGTGTTGATTACATAAAAGAAGAAACCACGGGTGATATTTATTTGAATGAGATGAATACTGCGTGTGGTGTTTATGGAACTTATAATGACCAAACAGCTTCATTTGATTTAATGGCAGATTATGCAAATGAAAAAGGTTGCACAACTGCATACATTTATGGACAAAATGATAGCGTTAAGTTTAATCCTTCCGATTTTCAACAACCAATAATTAGTTCAAGTTTTGCCAGACACAACATAAGTTGTAATTTTGAATTTGAACAAGATACTTCATTAACATATTTCTCACAAAGAGGTAGTAATGACCATACGGATAGTTTCCACTTGTTTATGCAAACACCTTGGTATAGTGATGACACTTTATTAAACATAGTTAGTGGTTCATTTAACAAGGATACATTTAGAACTATATTAAATTCATCACCAGTTAATTCAAGTTTAATTCCAATATTTAATACAGGTTCTTTTTCAGATTCAAATGCATATCACCCAGACTTTGTAATTAAAAATCCAGCACAAGATGGAACTTCTTATGACAATTCAATTTTATTCCATAAGTATGTAGCAGAGAATAACACATACCAATCTGGTGTGGATAGTGGTTCACTAATTGAAACCTATATTGTTCCAAGTGGTTCAACCATAGGAACACAAGGATATCTAAAATCACCTAAATATGAATACTTAATGACACCAGACAGACAAATACTAACAAAGAAAAAGGATAAGTTAGTATTATCAATAGCACCAAAGTTTATATTGAGTGGTGACAGATACCATATGCAAAACGCACTATTATACTCAACCGCAAGTGGGAGTTTAATTCGTATGTATGATGACTCAACTAAACAAGTTCAAGATGTAGAAGTTGGTGATGTAGTTAAATCATACAAACCAGTTGGAATGCCAGATGAGTTTTTCTTTGAGGACTGGTTAAGTTATTCTACAACAGATTTGAGTGGTTCAACACCATCAGGTTCAGTTGTGGTTAGAACTTTACAAGAGGACTATTATGGATACTACTTAATTAATGATAGTATTAAAGTTCCAGTTATGAAACAATCTATGATGAAAGGTGCGAGATACTTTCTTAAACAAGGAGATACTTGGAGTTGGGCTAAACCAACCGATATAGATACAGGAGATTACTTTTTAAATAAAGACGGAAATGAAGTCGAAATAACATCAAAAACAGAAGTAGCCCAAGAAGAAACATTTTATTCATTAGATGTTGAAGATATCGATACATACTTCACTTCAGATATATTGGTCCATAATATTCCACCAGGTAAATGTTTCACAGGTGATACAATGATTACATTGTTTGACGGAACTTACGAGAAGATTAAAAATATAACATCAGGTATGAAAATTAAAACATACAACGAAGAAACTGGTAGATTACAAAATTCAGTTGTGGGTGATGTAACAAAAATTGAACACGATAACTTAGTTGAGTATAGATTCGATAACAATACTATAATTAAAGCAACAGATGACCACCCATTTTATATCGCTGGTGATTCATATACAGACTCAGATTACAGACCATTAGAATTAGGTGATAAAGTTTTAACTGATGATTTAGGCAAAATAGAATTGATGGGATATAAACCACTCAACACAATAGAAACAACATACAATATAGACAACACAAATAACAGCAAGAACTACTTTGCGAATAAGGTTTTAGTATCAGATGAGTCAGAAACAGAATAACGACTTTTTATATTCAGTTCAAATTCCAAATTTTTTATCACCAGAAAAGTGTGATGAATTATTAAATGACATTATGGAATCTGAAAAGGGTGTAACGGGTTGTGTCGGAGATGAAAAGGGAAATAACGCAGTCATACCGGAGATTAGAAAAACAAGGGAATGGTATTTACGAGAACAGAGTGATAATGATTTCAGACCCGATAAACCAAACAAAGATTGGAAATGGTTACAAGACAAGATGTTTCAAATAGCAAACATTATAAATGATAAAGTATTTCATTTTGATATTGATGCGTGTGATGATGAATTAAAACTAATAGAATATACAAAAGGTGGATTCTATGGTTGGCACACAGATTTTAACGCAGGAACTTGTTCAGTAAGAAAATTAGTAGGAATTGTTCAATTGACAGACCCAAGTGAATATGAGGGTGGTGAAGTTCAGTTCGGTATTCAAGATAAAGATACAAAAGAGTGGTATTCAATGAATCAATTAAAAGGTTCATTAACATTATTTCCGGCATTTCTATGTCATAATGTTGTACCAGTAACAAAAGGTAAACGATATGTAATTCAAGAGATATTCGTTGGGGACCATTTCAGATAGGATAAATATGTATAAAGAAGTAGATATGAATAACCTTAAAACCAATCATAATTTTAGGTGGTTTTTGGAGAGAAAAAACTTTTTCAGTAAAGATGAGTGTCAAATGATTATGGACTTAGTCGACAAGGAAGCAGAACTTAGAAGTGGATATCACCGTGGAACAGAAAATAGAGAAACTCTCGGAATGGATGAAAAAAATTCTTGTATTTTAAATATAAAGACAAACAATAATCCAGAAATATTGAATAAATTCTGGAAAGCAATACAATTAGCAGACCTAACTACTTACCATTACAATTGTAAAGGTATTTACAACAATAGAGTTCAATGTCATAGATATGATGTAGGACAATATTATAATCCACACGCAGATTTTCATTGGTTAGACGATTATAGTACAAATAAACTAACATTGATTGTATTTTTAAATGATGATTATGAGGGTGGGGAGTTTCACTTTTTTGATGGAAAAGTTGTTGAACCCGAAGCAGGTAAATTAATTATGCACCCAACATTTGCAGGACACGGGGTTAAACGAGTAACAAAAGGAAATAGATATTCTTGTGTTGCTTGGGGAGTTGGAGACACCTTTGTCTAAAATACTCGTAGTATCTACCGAAAGGTGTGGTTCTACAAACTTTATGAAAACTTTAGAACTAACTCAAAATGGAAAATTTTGGGAACACCCACTTTTTAATAATTTTAAGTCACCAATAGATAAGTTAGGAGTCAAAGGATTTCTTGATAAGAGTTATAAGTTAAGTGGTTTTATTGGAACAAAAATAGTTTATAAAGATAATGATATGTTTATAAAAGAAGTAATAGATTATCACGATAAGGTTTTTTTATTAATAAGAAATAACTTATTTGAGCAGGTACTATCATTACACATAGCAAATGAAACTAATGTTTATCATAAACATACAGACCAACCAGTCCGTAAACTAAATTTGTATGATTTACAAAAAAGAGCTATAGCAAATAGAAAAATAAATGATAGACTTTTAAATATGGTTGATAGAAATAGTGTATTGACTTATGAAAATATAAAGCATATCTTGGTTGGAGAGAAAGTTAATACCCAATATACTCAAATAGAAAATATAAATGAGTTAAATAAACATTATAAATTAAACAAGGAGCCTTACACATATGATTACTAATGATACATTTGAATTTGTAGTTCATAAAGAAAATTTCCTATCCCTAAGTCAATGCCAAAAACTAATGAGATACTTAGAAACAGGTCAACCAACTGAATCAGAACTTGCTGGTAATTATGATGATAACTTATTAAATAAGAAAGTTCGTGATAATAAAGAAGTTATAATTAATAATGAACAATTAAAAAACAAACTAAAAATGGTATTTGAGTTAGCAAATCACTCTATATTCAAATACAACATACAAGAAATGGAAAAGGTCAAAATACTCAGATACGAAAATGGTGGTAAATACAAATGGCATACCGATTGTGGA